AAGGCATTCAAGGAGACACAGGACCACAAGGCATTCAAGGAGACACAGGACCACAAGGCATTCAAGGAGACACAGGACCACAAGGCATTCAAGGAGACACAGGACCACAAGGCATTCAAGGAGCAACAGGAGCAACTGGTCCTCAAGGAATACAAGGGGAAGTTGGAGCAACTGGTCCTCAAGGAATACAAGGGGAAGTTGGAGCAACTGGTCCTCAAGGAATACAAGGGGAAGTTGGAGCAACTGGTCCTCAAGGTGAAGTGGGAGCAACTGGTCCTCAAGGTGAAGTGGGAGCAACTGGTCCTCAAGGAATACAAGGGGAAGTTGGAGCAACTGGTCCTCAAGGTAATGTTGGAGCAACTGGTCCTCAAGGTAATGTTGGAGCAACTGGTCCTCAAGGTAATGTTGGAGCAACTGGTCCTCAAGGTAATGTTGGAGCAACTGGTGCAACTGGTCCTCAAGGTAATGTTGGAGCAACTGGTGCAACTGGTCCATCTGGCGTTGTCTCTAATAATTTAAATAATTATTATGTTAGTCAGTCAGGCAATGACACAACAGGAGATGGAAGTTTAACAAATAATTGGAAAAGCATAACAAAGGCAATAAATTATTTACAAGCTTTACCCGCTGGGGATCTATTAGCAACCATTAATGTTGCTACTGGTATTTATACCGAAACCGTGCCAACAATCACACGTTCAGGAATTTCTATTGTTGGAGCTTCTAGTTTGCCAAATTTAACAGTTATCAATTCAAATATAACTTTCAACATGACACAAAATAGTGCCAGTTATTCAGTTGGTGGGCTTAGTAATATTGAAGTAGTTGGAACCATTGAACACGATAACGGGACAATTTACCCCAATAGCTTAAATATTAATAATATAATATCAGTCGCCCCTTCTAGTAAATCAAATATCATTACCCAAAATGGTGGGGGTGGTTTGCTTGGTGATCTTACATTACAAAACAGCTTAATCTATGCAGATACTAACGCCATCGCCGTGGCAATCACTAATACAAGTATCAATTGTATCAATACACAAATAACCAACAACCCAACATTAACAGCAACAACCTCATCATTTGTTTCAGTTGGTGGAAGTGGTCGCTTTAATGCTTTTGGTTGTTCATTGATCCAAACCAGTACATCCGCATCAGTTAATAGTTTAATAACCGTTAGTAATAATACAACAGTCACCAGTTCTTCAACAATAAATAGTTGTATTTTATTATTTACAGCAGGAACAGCAACAGCAACAGGGGCAATTATGACCTTCACAAATTCAGCTTCATCAAATACATGCAATTTTTACAATAATTTTTGTAAATGTAATTGTTCAGTCAATTCTCCAAATAATTATATAGTTTTGAAATCTGGAGGCGGTGCGATAAATTTCAGCCAAGGCAACAATTTGGGTAGTACTGCCAATCACACGATCCCAAATACTGGAGCTTTTACGGGATGGACTAAAACAACATTTTCGGCGGTTGTTTAAATTTATAATATAATATATATTTAATGAAACAAGAAGTTATTGAAAAGTTTGGATTCACATTTGTGGCACCCAGTCCAGTGAAAAAAAATAAGAAGTACGCCGTTTATCATGATGGTGTTTATTTGTGTTCATTTGGTCAATTAAAACCATCTGGTGAACCATTCACGCAATACCATGATCGAATTGGGGTATATTCTGACTATGATAATAATAATATCAAAAAGCGTGATCAATACCGCAAAAGGCATGTAAATGATAAGCCACATTTAAACGATATAACAGCCCCCGCATTCTGGGCGTGGTTCATGTTATGGTAATTTTTAAGAAATCTAATTTATTTTATATTAAATAAATTAGATTTAGCAAAAAAATAAATTAGATTTGTAAAATTTCAATATAAATTGATACTATATTATCATAAAAATTAATTTTTATGATTAAGAACGCCCAATTTATCAATATATTTTATAAATTCAATCTATTTTGAAAAATATAAATTCGTTTTATTTAAACTTCTCTAATAGAAAAAGAAAATTTTGATTTAATATATGTTGGTTTAATCATTGTTAATAAATCATTAATATTATCCATTGAGTAATTAGCTATATCTTTTAAGTTTTCGTTTTCCCCTGCAAAATATTCGTCAAGATATTCATATATTTCATTAATTACCGCTCGTTCTGCCTCTTTTCTTGTTTTACAATGTCTATATATATAATTATCATTACAATTTTTATAATCATCACAATGAAATGTAATAATAACCCAAAACATTAAATAAAATTTAGAAATTAAATTTATAAATTTTTTTCTAAATTTAATTTATATATATGTCTTCGATCGCCGAACAATTTGAAAAAAGCCGTTCTGATCTTTCCCCATTAAGTATTAAAACTTATGTTAATTGTTTAAACAAAGTCTTGTCTCTCATTAACAGTGATAACATTTCTTCATTATATAATAAATCAGATGAAATTATTAAAAAGTTAAATAGCTATTACGATAACCCAAACACAGTTAAAACCAAATATGGTAGTATCTTAGCTTATCTATCATTATTGAAATCAAATAAAGATATTATACAAGCCCAAGCTAATTATTTAACCGAAACCGATAGATTGAACCATTTGATTAAGAATAAATTGAAAGATAATCAAAAGGATGAAAAGCAAACTCAAAACATGGCTTCAAAAGATGAAAGAGAAGAAATTGAAAATGATCTTAAATCAAAGTTGGTTAAAAATCCAAAGTCATTTGCCGACTATGTCAATTTAAGAAATTATACTTTATTTAAACTTTATCAAAGCAATCCAACAAGGTTGGATTATGCAGATAGTAAAATAATTTATTCAAATGATCCTCATGAAAGTGATGAATATAATTATATTATATTGAATAAGAAGACAAAAAAAGCTCAATATATAATGAATACTTATAAGACAGCTAAAACTTACGGCCAAAAGATAATTAACATTGAAGATGGATTATTTAGTTTGTTGAATGATTATAAAAAAGTTGTTGACAAATTTAATTCAGATAATTATTTTTTGTTGAATGATAAAGGCAAACAAATGTCAAGAAACAATTTAAGTGTCTTATTCAAATCATTTGGTAAAGTTATTAATAAACCAATAACAGTGTCGGGAAATCGTCATTCAGCAGTTTCTGACCTTGTGCCAGTGCAACAAATGCAAGAATTAGCAAACAAAATGGGTAATTCATTGAATGAACAAGTTGGGGTTTATGCCAAAGTTTAAAAAAATCTAATTTATTATAAACAATAAATTCTATAATTAACAAAACAATTTCTTCCCAAACGTTCTTCTATAAAATTTTCCAAACTATATTGATTATATTCTGGATGGTCATAGCTATAAAATTCTTTTGGATATAATTTAAACTTGTTAAGTTCTGGGTATATTGCTTCACTAATTTTGTTAGCCTCTTTATAAAGTAAATCAATACAAGCCTTTCCTGCTTCATTAAATTTATCATATTCTTTAATTATTGTTATTATATCAGTATTTTTTTTACAGGGTGTAAATTCAAACTTTAACATATAGTACATTAATTTAATTTATAAAATAAATTTATATATTATATGGCGACAAGTTCATTAAATAGTTGGAGTTTATGCCAAAGTTTAAAAAAAATCTAATTTATTATAATGAGTATAAATTTATCTGACGAAATTAATAAAATTGTTGAAGCTTTCCGTGAGAATAATTATTCTATGATACATTATGAAAAAGAAATTGCTAATCTTAGAGATGAACAAAGACTTGAACATTTAAAAGCAATTGAAAAACGAAATGAATTAATTAAAGATTATACTGATAAAGCCAGAATATCAGATTCTGAAGATCGCCGTTTGTATTATTTATTAATTAAACATGTTGATAAAGTTATGATTGGCTTTTAAATTTTGGTAAAGTTTTTTATCTATTATTATTGGCATATAATAATAAATAAGATTTTAAAAATTTAAAAATCCAAATCCAAATCTGATTGGGTGCCTTTTGCTGGTGCTTCTTTAAAAATTGGCTCTTCATCTTCTTCCATATTATGGCAATATCTAAAATAAGCTTTATCAAAATTAAAAAGTATTTCATTTAATTCATAAATTTTAATATTTGTCAAATTATAGTTATAACCACAATCATTTCGTTTTTTGTAATCTTTCAATATGGATGATAAAAATTTACCAATTGTTATGTTATCAGGACAAGCTCGTAAATGGTTAAGTTTACAATATTCATTAACAATTTCAATAAATCTTGATACCGTCCATTTAGATTGTGCAAATCTGTTTGGTTGTTTATATAATACTTCAATATATGCTGGTTTACTGTTAAATTGTAAATTTCTTTTGTATGAACTCAAAGGTATTTCGCTAGAAGTTCCAATTTTGTAAGTCATTTTGTAGGTTCTCAAATAATTGAATAGATCACTCATTATTTGTTCGTTTTCCAATTCTGCTTTATATGCGGTTGAATTTTCGCTTGACAATTGTTCTTCAAGACAATGGATCATATTAAAACGTCTGTCGCCTTCTTCAATATAAAAAGCATTATAATTGTTCGTTGTAAAAATCCAATTAGTGTAATCTTCAATTTGGGTTGCATCTTTTCCTTTTGCTTCTGCGTTCTGTTCTGTTCGTGTTATGGTCTCTTTCAATAAATCAGAAATACCACGGGCTTTTGCGCATATCTCATCGCCAGACACTAACAATTTATTAACCAAATGAATGTTGAAAGTCTTTTTTAAATCTTCTATACTGTTCATTTTAGCAGTGTAGCCTTCCAATAATTTTTTAATTCCATCAACCAAACAATTTTTTCCAACCCCTTTTGTGTCAGAGTAAAAAACAAGAGCCACTTTTGTTTTAATATGTGGTTTTTGGATAATGTGAGCAATCCATTGTTTTACATATTCATAATTAACATCATCATTTATGATTTTTTTGAGTAATGAAAGAAATTTATTGTTTGCTTCATTGAAATTTTTAACTTCATAATTGGAATATTTAAACCCATTCCAAAAATTATAATTTTTTCCACTTTCTAAGGTTGAAGGGTCAAAGACAATTTTATTATATGTTTTTTGTTTCTCGTCTTCTAACCATAAATTAATAAATGGGGTTTCTTTTGTTTGTCCTTTATCATTTGTTGTTTTAATTTTCTTTTGATTTTTGGCAAAGCTTACCAATTTTTGTTCGTTCATTAATTCAATTGTTTTATCTTCTTTGATATTAACAAATTTGAAAGGGCTGTTGATTCTGAACACGGTTTTTTCAAATTCTTTTTTTTGTTGTTGGTATGCATCATTAATTTCTTTTTTTTCATCTGGAAATAATTGAGTATATCGAAAGTTTAAGGTTCCCATGGTTTTCTTTAATCCTTCTTTTGGTTTATTATTTGATGATTGCCATTTTGAAATACATTCACGTTTATTGAAGTCAGTACATACTTTTTCGCATAGACTAATAAATAATTTTTTCCCTTCTTCTGAGCCTTTGCTTTCATTGTGAATGATAAAACAAAGTTCAAGCCAAGGATCATAATTATCAAAATGAGGATTACCCATTTTCAAAACTTTCCTTTCAATCTCTTTTAATACTTTGTTGTTTACTGGTTCATCTTCTTTTTTTTCTTCTTCTTCTTCGCTTTCTTCTTTGCTTTCTTCTTCTTCATCGCTTTCATCAAATTCCAAAAGTCCAGCAGTTTCTGGAATATAATGGATAATTGTATCTTCAATTTTACCTTTAACAAGTTTGTTAATTCTTTGTTTGTCTTGGGGTTCTTTCCAAGCATTTACACAACGCATTTTTCCCGCTGATCTATAAACGGTAAGATCAACGTTTAAAATATCAAATTTTGATTTTTTAAGTTTTTCGCTGTCCGATAATAATAATAATACATGTATTGAGGCCAACATTTCTTTAATCTGTGGATATTTAGAATAAACAACCAATTCTTTCATTTGTTTTAAGCTTAAACAATAATCATTTATGAAAGTCAATCTAAAAGAAATTTTGGTATGTGGTTTTGTTTCAAATTTGCATGAATTCATAACTGAAACATCATCAAGTTCACATAATTTGTTTTCAATTTGTTTTGTGTATGCTTCAAATGTTTCTTCTGTGTATTTGCTTTTTTCTTCTTCGCTTAATTTACAATCAATATCAATAAAAATTCTTGCTTTTTTATTAGAATAAACTAATTCAAAATAATTATTAATTTTTTCCAATTTCTTAATGTCAATTGTTTCATGTTGTTCCGTAATATCAATATTGGTTAATAGTCCTTTAATAACGTTTGCGGTGATGGCGGTCATTTTATATATTAAATTAATATAGAAAATAATATTTTAAATGAAATTTTTTTATAATTTTTTCTAAACTTTTTCTAGAATTTTTAAATTTTCAACATTTTCCAAAATTTGTTTATTCTTTTTAATTTTATGGGCTGTTAAAGCCCTTTCTTTTTCTCTTTCTCGAAAAGCGGGGTCATTTTGATATTGTTGACGTTTTTTATTTCGTTGGCGTTCATTTATAAGTTCTTTATTCTTTTCATAATATTTTTGTTGGCTTATTCTTAACTTTTCTTTGTTAATTTTTACAACATAATGATCTTCAGATTGTATTAATGACATTTCTATATTATATTAAGTTAGATTTTTTTTAAAGGGTTTTTAATTCATATTTATAACTCTATTTATCATAGGTATTATTTTAACCTTATTTTTAAAAGCTTCTAATTCTTTTAATGATTTGGTTATACTTGCTTTATCAGATGGTTGGGCTTCTCCCCGTTTCAATCGGTCCTCATATACTTCAATATCAGATTCCAATTTATTTTGTAATTGTTCAATATATATTACCGCTAATTTATTATAATCAAATTTAATTGGTCCTGTTTCAATAAGTTTTTTCAAATTGGCATCGCTTATTTTAGACATACCAACAACTTTTTTATTTTTATGGTATTCGCTTAAATATAAACCAACCGCAGTTTTAAAAACGTGTACAACTGAAAAGTCGGCAAGTGTTAAGGCTTTATTTTTTGGTTCAATTTTAAAATGCTTTGGCAAATCTATAAGTTTAGCGTAATCTTTATTTTTTATTCTTAGCCCTGCGGGTTGTTTAGCAAATTCATATAAATATTTTTTAAATTCCTTTGGGGCTTTAATATCCATTAGATCCCTTATTAATCTTGATTTTGTAAACTCTTTATATTGTCCTTCTTCTAATTGTTCCAAATTAATTTTCAATTCTTTTTCAATTTTAGGCATATGATCCCGCACTTCTTTTGATTTTCTATAATCATTTTTCATTATATAGCTTATGACATCGTCAATATTACGTTCTAATGTGTTTGTTGGTTTTATGTGTTCATGTGGTTTTAATCTATACAATCCCTTTGGGCTTATATATTCTTCTTCATCTGATTCAGAAGCTTCTTCTTGTTCTGATTCTAATTCTTTAAGTGCTGGAGGTTTACATTGTTGTTGTGGTATATTACCAGTTAAATTTAAATAAATACAAATTAGTTCTGGTTTTCTGTATTTACTTACTGCAATGGTTTTGTCAATACCTTTTATAAGCTTACCAATTTCGGCTTTTTTAAGTTTTAATATTCCATCTAAACAACTCATATTATTAATATTAGGATTTAAAACAATTTCATTAGTTTCTTTATTAATACTGTTTGACATTCTATATTATATTATAATAGAAAATATTTTAAATGTTTTTTAAAATAAATTTTTTAAAAAAGACGTAGGGAACGCCATGTTTTGAAATTTACCCCACGTTTTTACTAACGGTCATTATTTCTTATTTTATGATGTAATTATCATATAATAATTATATAAGTTATAAAATTATGTTAAAAACCGTGCTAACCGTATGAACCGTGTGCCGATCTGACATCAAATTGGAAAAAATTTTTGAAAATATTTTTTTTACTTTTCAAGACCCCATTTTTTAGAATTTACCCTACGGTCATACATTATAATCATATTAATTTTATAGATGAGTTTAGCATCTAAGACAAATAACCGTCATAAAAAATTATATGACCGTGTGGGCACCGTGCCCGTTGGTTAAAATCCTAAATAATAATAAATAATAATATAATATAATACTAACAAATGCCAATTCATTCAGTAGCATTTCCAAAGAATTTTACAACTTCCCAAATAGTAAACTTTTTATATAAGCATGATCTAAAACCCATTAAAGGTATTGATTATTATCAACCTAATTATAAACGGGTTAGAATCTTACCACCTGAATTGTTCAAACGATTTTCAACAAAAGTTTTAGATAATGGCGTACATTTAATTATTGGTTATTTTTAACTTCCAAAGTCTCTTCATTTGTTATTGCTTCATCTTTCAAAGTTTCTAAATATTTGCACCATTCAGATAAATCAATTTCAACGGTGTCTTCAACAGTATCGTCAACCAACATTTCTAATGCTTCAATAAAATTAGTCAGTTTATCATTTTCTTGAAGATTTTTCAAAAATCCATCAACCTCTTTTTCGTCCATTTCGTTAAATTCAGAATTAGGCAAATTTTCCATATATATATATTAATTTAGATTTTTTTTCATAAAATTTATATAAACTTATATAATGGAAAGTAAAAATAAATATCGTTCAATTAAGTGCCAAGAATGTAATAAAACTTATTTATCTAATTATATATTTCAACATAGAAGGAGTAAGAACCATTTAAAAAATATTAGAATAGCAGATTTGAAAAATAACTTATTGCGAATTGAAGAAGAACCAGAACAACAACATGATCTAAATGATTTAATAAATACTTTACAAATTAATTTGGATAATATTAAAAATTTTCTTCAAAATAAAAATCCAATTATATAATATATAATAATGTATTCTACCGAAAAACGTATAAGAAGCAAAACCCATGAAATGCTTGGCCATGGTGTTGTTGAAGCTGAAAGAGATTATGAAGGCGGAGCTTTCAACCCATTGGCAATGTTAAACCCTTTAAATTTAGTTGGTGCTATGTTTGGAAAAGGTAAGAAACACAATAAAAAACACGCCATGATTCAACATTTACATCATGCAGGTGCCCATCATCCCCGCCATCCTTACCATCATCATTACAAAGCTTTGTTGCATGGTGCTGGTGTTGTTGAACCTAGAAGCCGTTTTGCTGGTGCTGGTGTTGTTGATGGCAAAAGAGATTATGAAGGAGCTGGTTTTATTGGCGATATGTTGGGGCCCTTAAATTTTTTGGGTTTAGGTAAACACAAAAAAAGCCGTGGTTCTGGTGTTGTTGATGGTGAAAGAGATTATGCAGGAGCTGGTTTTATTGGCGATATGCTTGGACCATTAAATTTTTTGGGTTTAGGTAAACACAAAAAAAGCCGTGGTTCTGGTTTCATTGGTGATATGCTTGGACCATTAAATTTTTTGGGTTTAGGTAAACACAAAAAACCCGCAAAATCTGGAGCAAGAGCAGAAAGAGGCCGACAAGTAGCCCATTTAATGCGTACTGAAGGTTTAACTCTTGGCGAAGCATCTAAAAGATTAGCCCGAGGTTAAAAATTTTATTTATTATTATTATTTTATAAACTATTATAATAATAATGTCCGTAAAAGAAGAAATTAAAAATTTAATGGAAGAAACCAACCTTGAAAAGAAAAAAAAGATTAAGGAAAAATTAAAAAAATTATATAGAAAGCGAAATACTAAAAAAACTACAAGAAAAACACGCCTAAGACTACCAAAACATAACATTAAATTGCCGATCAAAAGAGAAGTTGAAGAATTATTAAGCGGAGAAGTTAAAAATGTCCAAAAAAATAAAGTTGCTTTTAAAATGTTAGAAAAAGACCAAACCCAAAAAATTAAAGTATTGAGGCAAAAATTAGATGAAGCAGGAGACGAAGCAGAAAAAAAAGAAATTGAAGCCCAAATTGACGATGAAAAGAGTAAAAACGATATTATAAAACAGGCTGAAAAATCTGGCCAATCAGTTCAATCCGCCGTTCAATCAATAAAAGATTGGGGAGCAATTGAAACATATGAAGACCTTTTGCGGTTTGTTCATGCTAATCCAAGCACCAAAGCAAATGCTATTGGTAGAAAATTAACAGCTTTAAGACTACATGGGGAAACTGAAAGTGATTATAAACAATTTAAAAAAGATTTGAAAGATTTTAAACCCGAAGCAGTATCTGAAAGCGACGCCGAAGAAGGATTGGTTCAAGTTAAAAACCCAGAAGAAGAAGCCCGACTTGCTGAAATTTATAAAAATTTAGGCAGAGACCGCGAAAGATTAAACAGAGGTAAAGAGTTAGAAGAACACCTTAAAGAAGTAGAAGCACAAGAAGCATTACGCCTTGCCCTTGATTCACTTGATATGGGACGATGGGGAGACGTATGGCGAACAATGAGTGGGCAATATAACCCAGTTGAATTTATATCTGAAAGCGATGAAGAAGATAAACCATTGGTTAATTTATTACCCGAACCAGATGAAAGCAAAGGACATGGAAAACGAAGAGGACGCAAACCAAGAGGCGGGGCTGGTATTGGTGATTATCTTTCAACCATTGGACACCTTCCAGGTTTGTCTCAAGCACTTAATATGGTGCCCGTGATTGGTCCGATGCTAGGAGTTGCTAGTTCGTTAGGTCAAACGGGTGCAAAATTAGCGTCTCAAGGTATGAAAGAAGCCTCAAATAATGGTGAAAAAATTTCTGGTTTTAGTGGGTTATTAGGTCCATTAAAATCAATGTTTGGATTTGGTAAAATGAAAAGAGGCGGTGGACACTTTGGAGATTTTAAAAAATTTCTCGTCCAACATCAAGCAGATATTAACCACCCTTTGCAACAATTACAAGCCCATCTTAATAATCCTTCAGGTGGATCTTTGAAAGATAAAATAAAATCATTTTGGTCAAAACATAAAGATAAATTAATACCCGCTGGTATTGCTACAGCAACAGCTTTGGGTTCAGTTGCGGCCCATTTGATAAGTGAACATAATAAGAAGCCAAAAACATCATCTTCATCAGCTCCATCCGCTCCAGTAGATAACAGCGAAAGATACCAAGCCCCAGATGGTAAATTGCCAATGCCTATTCAATTAGGAATGAAAGGACATCTTGAAGCATACCGTAAAAATCCAACTGAATATTTAAAATCTTGGAGTGGTTCCGAAAATTATAAAGGCGATGATGTTAAAGATGCACTTGAACGAAATAAACAAGCCCAAGCTGAACAAATAGCCAAAATGAATTTTAGAAGTCCATTTGAAGTTGAAAGAGATGTTATTAATAGGTTGAACCAAAATTTTGGCTCTGGTTTATTCTTAAAAGACCAAAAACAAGTTGATAAAGAAATGAATGACCATGTTTTGAACGCAATGATGGCACAAATGGATAAAACAATGAAAGCCAACGCTGAAAGATTGAAAGCAAAAGGTGGAGGTTCTAAACAAGAAAAAGCAGTTATGAAAGAATTGAAACAATTTCATAAACATACCAAAGCCGTTGTTAAAGGTGGGGGTTTTATCTCTGATATTTTCAATAAAATTGGTAGTATTACCCCAGTAGCGTCTAGCATATTAGGAAAGATCCCAGGAATAGGACCAATTTTACAAATTGGTAATTCCGTTTTAGGTTCTGCTTCTCGTGTTGGTGAAGATTTGGCTGGAAAGATTGGATTAGGTAGTGCTGGAGCATTGGGAGGTATGAAAATGATCGCGAATCCAAATGATCCAATGGGTTTGTATCGTAAATATCCCCCCCATTATGGAAAACCAATTGATAGGCGGGGTTTACCAACTTCATTTGGTGAACCTTTAGCAACAACTTTATTTGGACCAACTTCATTTGGTGAACCTTTAGCAACAACATTGGGTGGAGCTATTCCAAAAGAATACAAAAAATTTTATAAACCTTATGTATTAGATAAAAATTTAACACCCGAAAGTTTTGGCTTTGGTAATTTACCTTTTGGTAAAAATATTTCTGGAGAAATGGAAGACGCTATTAATGACGAAATATTGAAATCATTGAAAAATAAAGCATTGGGTAAAATGGCAGAATCAAGAGAATTTGACGCTAAGATTGCCAACCAACAAAATGCAGACCAACAAAATGCAGTTCAACAATTAATGTATACTAAATTGTTAGCTGAAGCCCAAGAACGTGAAATAAATAAAGTATAAATTTTATCTATCTATATTTTATAATGGATATTTTGAAAAAAAAAGTAATACCTCAATCTTTTAATAAAGATATTTTAAAAGCAATTGACGCCATAACATACAACAAGAATAACATAATTTTTGCTGGTTCGTTTATTAGAAAGTCAATGAGAGATAACGCTGATATTGATATATCAGAAGATTTTAATGGTTCTTTCATACAAACCGCTAAAGCATTACAAAAAATTGTTTCCAAGATTTTGAAAAATCCAGAATATATTATTTTGGATATCAAAAGCGGAATTAATCCATTGTTTAGACATGCCTTTATAAATTCAATTGGGTATATTAAGAATACAAAAATTATTGATTATGATTATAATCAATTGATCAAAGACATTAAATTACATCAAAAATTTATTGATGAAGACAAACTTAATGAATTGAAAAAAATTATGAAGAAAAAGCCAACCTTGAAAGAATATTTTGAAATATCTGAACTACTAAGAAAAATTATAACTTTAAGATGGACACCCGAAGAAGTATTAACAGGCTACAAATATATTAATGGTTTTAAATATTACTTAGCCAATTCAGTAAGTTCATTTATTACAAAGATTGATATGGTTTTTAAAAATATGTCTTATTATACCGAAATTAGTAATGTCTTTATGGTTAAGAATGCGGACAAAATAACCTTTGCCCCTTTATCAACTAATCTAAAAGATTATGTTTATTGTATCAAATATAATTTATTAGAATACTTAACTAATGGCTATAGTTTGAAAACTTTGAAAAGGATTTTTTCGTTGGCGGTGGCTTACAAAGATAATAAAACAATTAATGAGATGGTCCCAATAATTGTTTCAAATGTTGGTTTATTAAATAAAGCTAACAGTATAATCAAAACGTTTATTGATATTATGGATAAATATGGTAATAAATACAATGATGAAATAGCTAACCAATTAAATAATTTAAAATTGTTAGTCTCTAACATTTACCAGTTTAATTTTAATGAAAAGAAATTGGATCGCCAATTGGATGAACAGCCTAACATTGAATTGTTAGAAAGTATATCTGAAGAGCTAACCAATATTATAAATAAAAATACAAATAAGCTAATAGAGGAAATTAATTTCAAAATTCCATCTAAATATATTTTGTAAAAGTGTTTTTTATATTTTATTATATTATATTAATATAATAATATATGGCGGAGTTGAATTTTAACAAGGGTCAACGGTTGGCAATTGTGGAGAATTCCAAGATTAAAGGCGAGAATGGAACCGAAATTTTTTTATATCATCCAGATCATAAATGTTGTTTAGATTGTTCTGACAAGTGTAAGAAGTCCAAAAAATGTTGTGGTGAGTGTGCAATTCAAACATACCATAATAAAATTCAATCTGGTAAGGATGACATAAGTATTGATAAGATTAAGAAATTAATGATGATTTTCGGTAATAAATCAATTGAATTTACTGAGGAAGAACTGGACAGCGTTTTGGATTCTGAATTGTCTGATGGATTACATGGACCCAATATTGGTAAAAATAAAATTGTTCTTAATTCTGGTAATTTTCAAATAGCACCATCCAATATTTATGGAAAGCCAGACAGAATTTATTTTTCGGGGATGGCGGGAAGTGGCAAAACGTTTGCTTTAGCTCAGTATGTCCAACAGTTTAAAAAGTATTATCCAAAATATAGGATTTATTTAATCAGTCAGAAACCCAATGATAAATTATTGGATAAGCTTATACATAAACGTATTCCATTAGATCAGTTAATTGACGCTAATTTTGAAGCTGAAGATTTTGCTGAAAGTTTATTTATTGCGGACGATATAGACACTATTTCGGATAAGAAAATTGAAAAAGCCACCTTTGATTTAATAACAAAAGTTTTAGAAATTGGGCGGTCATTGAATACATTTATGTGCTTGACTATGCATTTAGCAGCCAACCACAACCAAACAAAACGCATCTTAAATGGATGTACTCATTACGTTTATTTTAATCAAGGGTCAACACGTGGGACAGAATACGCTTTGCAAAATTATTTTGGATTTGCTAAAGATGAAATTAATAAATTACGAAAATTGAACACCCGAAGTGTTTGTATTGTTCGAAGTGTCCCCCAATTGGTTATTGCCAATAATTTAATTTGTTTTCAGAATACATTATAATTTTATATTTGTTTATTATAATGTGTGATGTTGCTTTAAGCTCAAGCGATATTAAAAATATCTTTGATGGGAAAATTAATGTGTATACTTATGACGAGATTAAGAATTTTAATTCAATAGATGAATTATTGTATCCTCATGGTCGTGCTATTATTTTATATTTTTGGAAGAATGAACCCAATAAATATGGACATTGGACGGCTTGTTTTCAAAGACCAAACAATAACATTGAATTTTATGACAGTTTCAGCTCAAAGCCTGATAAAGAATTTAAAGATATACCCAAAAATTTCAGACAAAAAAATGGGATGGATTACCCTTATTTAACAAGGTTATTATATGAATGTCCTTATAATGTTGAATATAATGATTTTCCAACTCAAGATTTAAAATCTTCTTGTTGTGGTCGTTATTGTGTAGCTAGAATAGCAAACGCCGATCTTTCAATTGACCAATTTAATAAACTTTTTACAAAAGATAAAAAACGTAATGATAATATTATTATTCATATTACCAATAAATAAAAGGATTTTTATGATTTTAACCAACGGGCACGGTGCCCACACGGTCATATAATTTTTTATGACGGTTATTTGTCTTAGATGCTAAACTCATCTATAAAATTAATATGATTATAATGTATGACCGTGGGGTAAATTCTAAAAAATGGGGTCTTGAAAAGTAAAAAAAAATATTTTCAAAAATTTTTTTCAATTTGATGTCAGATCGGCATACGGTTCATACGGTCAGCACGGTTTTATACATAATTTTATAACTTATATAATTATTATATGATAATTACATCATAAAATAAGAAATAATGACCGTTGGTTAAAACGTGGGGTAAATTTCAAAACAAGGCGTTCCCTACGTCCTTTATCAGTTCTTGAAATAATTTATTATATTATGTTATATTATATGTATTATTATTATTATCTTAGGTGGGTAAAGCGTCAGGGGCTTTTTGCTCTTCAATGTTTGGCTCTTCAATAGTTTTTTTACAATGATGTTTATGATGGTGTTTGTGATGGTGGGCTTTTTCTATTATGATTGCATCAACACAACAAGTTGAAATACAACTTTTTCGGATACTTAAGTTTTTGAAAAATGCCCGTAATTTTTCGCAAAATGACATTATAATAATTTTATAAATTTATAAATTTAATAAATTATTATGTTCTATTAATATAATATGAGTAATTACACAACTAATGAAAGCATTATTTATTATAACGCCACTTTAACAAATAATGAACAATTAAGCTATTCAACAATTCCCGCAGAGTTTGCCCAATCTTTTCAGAATCCACTTATTGAAAGAGCTGGTGATTATGATGTTTGTATAACACGTTTCGCCATGTCATCGCAATGTATACCTTTTTGGGCTGTTCCCATTCAATTGGGTCAAGCTGATCCATCGTTAACTCCTTATGGTATTCAATTGCAATATTATGCACCTAATCCAAACATTCCTGGTTCTTATTATAATGTAAGTTTGCCAGATTATACTTATTTATATTGGACTTCAATTGAACAACCCCCAGCTTATCCAGCGGGTCCAATCAAAGAGCAATTATTACAAAACGGTTATTATTTTAGTTATGATAAGACTGATTTTATTTCAATGTTTAATAATGCCATGTCTGATGCTTTGGTTGCCCTTCATTCTGCATTTGCTACAGCGTACCCCGCCGATCTTAACCCAATCCCGCTTTTAAATGATATCTACAGAACCATAAGCGTTAATGGAACATCTTTAAGAGTTCCTGAGCCAAATTTTCCATTGTTGTCTTACAATGAAAGTTTACAAAAATTTCAAATTTTACTTAATCCCACTTTATACGCTAATTCAACAAGCCAATCTTCTGGCGTGAATCAACCATTTGGTATAAGGATTTATTTTAATAATTTATTGTTTCCATTGCTTCAATTTCCATGTTTAACCACTGAATATGATCGCCCTAATGATTTATCAAATAGTTATCGCTTAGAAGTATTTGTTGAAAATAATTATGTTTTGCCCTCTTGGTATCAATACTATCAATTTGATACATCAACCGCCCCAAAACCTCCAATTTTACAAATAGCGGTTTATTCAGATCATAACACATTAGGTGTTTTTAGCCCTCTTCAAAGTGTTTATTTTACATCTAATACTCTAACAACTAAACCAGAACTTGGCCAACCTTCAACAAATCCTTTTACATTAACCAGTCCCGCCACTGTGTCCTCATTGGTTCAATCTAAAATTCTTGTTGATTTTGAGCCGAACTATCAAACAACAAATTCAGAAAATAGGGATTATATACAATTCAATCAATCAGTTAATAATTCAAGATTAATAGGTTTACAAAATTCATTTGAAAGTATTAAACGTATAGATTTGAAATTATATTGGAAAGACTTTAATAATAATTCTTACCCCGTGGTCTTATTTGCTGGTTGTTCTGTGGATTGTAAGATTGCTTTTGTCCCAAGATCTTATGTCAAAGGAAATTATTAAAATTATTAAAATTATTAAAAATAATAATTAGTCTAAAAAATTTTAATTTTATTAATTATTTTATTTATGTATTATAATATATATAACTAATGTCTCAAGCCATCCCCGTGCCTTTAAATAAAGTTTTAGTTGTTGATCCCATGTGTGATAATTCAACCGAAAGTGTTTATGCTGTTGAAAAATCCGCATCTATTGCAAATTATTACACTATCAGCTCCAACAACTCTTCCAACACTTCCACAACTTGGGTTGTTAACTCCAACGATATGACCACTATAACGGGTCGTGTTTGGATGGTTGACGCAACTGTTGCCATTTCTGTGCCAATTACTCGTCAATTGACTAATAATGATAGATTTTGTTTGCGTTCTTTCCCTCTTTCTAAATGGGCAAATTCCATTGTTTTACAAATTGGAAATAATAGTTCAGTTATTCAAATTGGTCAACTTCAGAGTGCCTTAGAAAGATACGATTTCACTAATAAATATTTAAATTATTCTGAATGTCCCATGCAATTTGATATAACCACCCCTTATGCTTCAGACGTACCAAACCAACCTTTCAATTATTCAACTTCAACCTATGGTGAAAAATACACTTCCCGCCTTGCGCAATCACAACTTAAAAGTGCTGTTTATTTGCCCCAAGCAAATGGTGCCACTTCTGTTGTTCTTACTTACCGTATTCTTGAACCCGTTTTTATTCCTCCTTTGGTTCAATCTCTTTCTCAAGCTGATCGTAAAGAAGGTATACGCAAGATTTCACAATATCAACTGACAATGAACTGGGGTAATCCTAACCGTCTTTTGTCTTGGGCTGGTGATGCTGTAAATGGTCCCGCTTCTGTTAGTTTCGTATCTGCCCCCAATCTTTATGTTCACCAACTCGTTCCAGGTGCGTTGGATATTGGCAGAAGCTTAAGTGTTCAGAGTTTGCCCTATTCTGATTTAATAGTTTACCCCACCGATCCCAGAGTTTTGGCTTATTCTGGCAATAATGAAATTTATGGTGCCCCTCAAACTTTCGTATCCCCAACAATACAATGTTCAAGAATTCCCGCCGAAGTATATATTTGGTGCCGTCCTCAAGATAGTTTTATGAATAGTTCCGTATATGCAACCGATACATTCGCAACATACGTGAAAAATAGTTTGCAAATTAACTTCAACGGTGTCCAACAATTTCAAAATATTACTGATATCGCATTATACAACTTATGTGTTCAAAATGGATGCAATACCCCTTGGAGCCAATGGAGCAGTTCAGCCATTCAAGACATTACATATGTTAATAATTCACAACCCGCCCTTGTTTATGATAGCGGGGTTGGTTCTGTTATTTGCTTGAAATTTTCAAAAAATATTACTCTAGGCCTCGACCTTTCGCCCGGTGTTAACACCAAAGCAAACCTTCAAATACAAGCCCAATTTGCTAATCCTTACGCAAACACTGGTGTAGCCCCTTATGATGCCGATATTGGTTTTGTGATGTATACCCTTGTTGTTTACGAAGGAGCAATTGAAATGTATCAAAACAATACCGTTGCCGTGACTCTTGGTTGCTTGAGCAACGAAGATGTTTTGACCGCCGTTAAACGCAACGAAAAAGTCCATTATTCCATTAATAATGATGAACCTTTGGGAGGTTCCAATATGTTCAGTAAAGCCAAAAAATTCTTATCTGAACATAAATTACATAGTGTTATAAAAATGTTAAAAGGTATACATGGCCATCCATTAACAAAAGAAATTTCCAAATATGCCAAAGGTTATTTGAGAGGACGCAACCCAGAAGGTAAATCTGATATCGCTGATACTTTGGAAGAATTTGGGCTTGGTATGGTTGGAGGCGGTATGGTTGGAGGTAAGAAAATGAGCAAAGCCGACCTTAAACGTGCTTTATTAGCTTAAAATTTACATAATAAAGGTTTTCGTTTTCGTCTTTTACCAAATCCTTCATCATCCCATTCATCATGGATTTCATGAAGTTCCGATAATCTATTAAATTTTTTATTTGATTTTAATAAATTTGTTTCAGATTTTTTATTAACTGAAACAACTTTTGGTTTTTTAAGTTTTGGCTTTTGTTTGATTTCTTCAAATATTGTTTTATCTTTTGGTAATTGAGACGTTATTTTATAAGGTTTTAATTGTGAGCCTTTCCTAATATCATTTAATAAAGTTTCAATACTGACATGATGACCCAATGAAGTCAAATCTTTTATATTTTGAGGGGTTGGTTTCAATTCAATAATTGGTTGAATATATGCTTCTTGTTGTTCTTCCAAATCATCTTTTGTGGGTTCTGGCAAAGGTGGAGCTGGAGGTGGTAAAGTTGGAGCTTTAATTTGGTCTTCTTTAACTGCTTCAATCGCTTCATCCAAATTTGTTGGTGGTGGTTTATTTACTGGTTTGTGTATTGGTTTAGGAGATCCAAAAACAAGATCATCAAAAAAATTGTGTTCTTTTGGTTTACTTAAATAATTAAAAACGTCCTTCATCCATGACATAATATTATAATATTATAATAATAAAATATAAAAATATTTCATATAATAATAATGTCTTTCACAAATGCAAAAAATGGTGCTGACCGTCTTTTTTCTTACTCTCGCATTGGTTCACAAAACCTCACAGTTTTGGACAATAACAATAATTATTTATATGAATTTCCAAAATCTTCACCAACTGATGTTGCGGGGGATGTTCCCGTTTTTTATCCAAATGGCACTTCTGCTTTAGTTAAATTACCCGCTGGAATTACTGACCCAGTAGCAACTTTAAATGTTCAAACTTTAAATATTGTTGATGGAGCTGATGCCAAATTGTATAATTTACCAAAAGTTGCCCCAACATCCGCAACGGATGGACAAGCTATTGTTCTAACAACTGGAGGGTCTTATTTAAGACCTTATGTAATTGAAGCCCATGTGAGTGGTAATTTAAATTGTGTAAACAATGGAACCGTTCAGAATCAAGTTATTGCTTCTAATACATCCGCAACAGTGAATTGGCATAATACAGGTTTTACTGAATTGAATTTTGCCCCCGTTGCTAATAACATATTTGTCCCCGTTAATGCTGGAACATATTTAATTAATTTTAGTCAATACGCCCAATTTTTAGGACCAAACCCAAGCCCCGCAACCAATAATTGGCGGTTAAACATTAATAGTTCGCCATATTCACAAGTTGGTTATTGGAGTTATCCAACAAATGACAATAACAGTGTTATTTCTTTCAGTGGTGTTTTCACTTGCAACGCTTTTGATAATATAACAATTGTTTGCACAAATGGGGACACAACTGGCCGTGATATTGTTTTGGGTGCTGGTTCAATCTCAATTGTTAGAATAGCCTAAATTTTAATTTTATTATATTTTTATATTTCCATATAATAATATAATGAGTTTTACAAATGCTAAAAATGGGACTGATCGCCTTTTTTCTTATTCAAGGATTGGTTCGCAAAATTTAACCGCATTGGATAATAACAATAATTATTTGTATCAATTACCAGCAACAGCCCCAACTGATAATCAAATTTTAGAATTCAACGCAAACGGCCAAGGTCATTTTATAAATGCTTCAAGTTTAGGCAATCCAAACGCCATTTATACATCCGACCCAATAACAGTGCCTTCTAGTGGTTCAATTGTTGCTTTTGATGGTGCTAATCCATTTGAAGCGGTATCTCTTAGCAATTTAAATTTCAAAAATGGAACTTTAACAATTGACCAATCAACAATTTATGAAGATAATTCTGGTAATATGACCGTTCACCCAAACAATAATAATTTGGTATTGCTTGGGAATATGATAATAAACAATAGTAATGGTTTGGCATTTAATAACAATAATGATATAAACAATATGAAAATCTATCATGAAAATGTTTTGAATGGTAATTGGGATTTTCAAAATGGTGTTCATTCAATAACAAATTTTACAGAAGCCCAAAGTTATAATTTTGATAGTTCAATAAATGTTAATGGTGCTGGTGTTGGTGTTTTTATTAATGGGGTGCCATTAGGCGGATCAGGTGGTCCAACTGGACCACAAGGCATTCAAGGAAATACAGGAGACACAGGACCACAAGGCATTCAAGGAGACACAGGACCACAAGGCATTCAAGGAGACACAGGACCACAAGGCATTCAAGGAGACACAGGACCACAAGGCATTCAAGGAGACACAGGACC